TCAACGTGATATTTCCAGTAGGTGCACCACTGGTTACTGCCATGCTGTTGATACGAAAGTACGATTTGACTGTAGTCACAGCAGTCGTACCGTTCAACTTTATAGATTCAGAAATTTGGTTGTAATTAGCATCCAACCCACTGATAAGAACAAGAGTTGCTGTTTTGTCATCACCAGTGTTAACAGAGCTGGCAATGTGCATTTGGATTGCAGATCCGGGGAAAGTGTAAGAGCTGTTACCTTCCCACACGGGCACAAACGATGTGCCTACCGCTGTTTGATATCCATAAATGTTTAAAACACTGTGACCAGAAATTTGACCACGTGCTACCTGCAGTTCAAACGGTTCTGTCTTTGCTTGACGAGTAATCGAATTAACTGAGTTGTTGGTATTTGGAATACCGTTCGGACTTTGAGCCATATTGATCTCCTTAGTTACAAAGAGGGGGCCGAAGCCCCCGGATCAATTAGTCAAGGTTACCGTAAGGGTACTGAGTCAGCGTACCAATGTTATTGTCGTTCTGAGCGTAACGAACAATAAAGTTGAACTTGCCGCCAGTAGGAGCAGCCACGCTAGTGCCGGTAATGCTCAAGGTGAACACAACTTGCGACAAGAACGAGGGGTTTGCACCCAAACTGGGGTTCTGAATGTCAGAGGTAGTAGCCAACAAGTTAGCCAAGTTAGTGCCGGTGTAGGTAATAGTTTGACGGCCAGCGGTACCAACAGTCGTTGTGCCCAAAGCGGCAGTAGCGTAGGTAGGAGTGCCGCCACCAGCAGTGTAGTTGTTAGAAACAAACACGCTGACATTGCTCAAAGTAGCACCAGACTCGCCAGTAATAGCAGAGATGTAGTCAACATCAACTGCAATGATTTGGCTGCTTGTAGGCAAATACATCACAACGCCGCGATAAACCTGAGTGGTTGCATCGGCGGGCAAGGTTTGCACGGTAGGGCCAGTGGCGCTGTATGTGCTAGAGGGAGTGTAAACAACACCAGTCAAGTTAGGGATGTTGTTGCCCCAAACAAATTGACCAGATCCGCCAGAGTAGCCAGCAGTGCCAACAGTAGTGTTGGAGAGATCAATATAGCAGTCTTGTTCCAAGACGGTGTAACCAACGTCACGCAAGGGACCAAAACGGTTATCGCCAGAAAGAACTGGGCCTTCAAATGTACTACGTGCCATGACAAAAGTCCTTATGCAAAAGTTACCTTGTTAATCGTTGCATCGTCTGCTGGGCCAGTGGCAACAAGGTTAAATTCCCAGATACGTCAATATACAGCAAAAGAAAAGGGGGCGCAAGGCCCCCTCGTTCAAATAATCTAAAAAGATTAGTAAGAACCGTACACGCCCAATGGGTCAGAAACACCAAAGGAATAACGCTCACGAGACTTGTAACGCACGTTACCAGTATCAAAGTCGCCGTCCATGCTGTTTTGCAAAGGAGTACGCACAAACATCTTCAAACCGTTAGGCACGTCAGTGGTCAAGAACCATGCGTTGGTAGCGGTCAAGAAGTGGTTAATGGTATAGCCTTCAGGGATCGAACCATTGTTTTCAATAGCGTTCACATCGTTGTTATTGGTACCAACACGGAGTTTGGTTTCCAACAAACGAGTAGCAACGAATTGCAAAGCAGGAGGAACGATCAGTTTCTTGGGCTTGGCAGCGATCAACAGGCTACGCTCATCAGTCCATGCAGCGATTTGAATCACAGCGTTTTCCAACGATGTTTCATTCAAGTCAGCAGGAGTAGAAGGAGTGTTAGCGTTAGTACCGCCAGAGATCAAGGGGTGAGCAGTCGAGAACAAAGGCTGGCCGTCACCATAGGTGAAGGAGCTATTGAAACCGTTGTTCAACACAGCTGCAGCTTTAACCTGTTTGGTGTAAGCCATAGCACGGGCCAAGGCTTTGGTGTAACGACCAGACAACGAGTCATACAAGTTATCTTCAATCGCTTCTTCAGTCAGGCTGAAGCCCAAAGCAATGGTTTCGTGGTTGTAACGAGCAGTCCATGCTTCTTGGCCGTTGTCATAAGCGATGGCTTGACCTTCGTTCTTGACAGGGGCGGCAGAGAAGCCGGACAGTTTGGTTTCTTCTTCAAACGAACGCTCAGAGGTTTCGATTTCATAAATTTCTTTATGTTCTTCACCGTAACGGGCGTACTCCAAACCGAACAAAGCGTTCAGGCCGGGAAGCAACTCTTTAAGTAGCTGTGCACGTGAAATAGCCATGATTTATTCTCCTTTATTAGACGCCTGTAGCGTTGTTATAGCCGTGCCAGCCAGCGTTCCAAGTAACCAATGCTTCTGGATAACCAGTGAACGAGAAGCCAACTGCAGTCGATTGAGCAGTAGTAACTGCCACGTTAATCGTCACAGTGGTACCGTTAACAGTAGTCACATAGGTGTTGGAGCCGGGGTTGATGCCGGGGCCAGAAACTGCCATACCGGGAAGGATGGCGCTGTTAGAAGACGACAAAGTAATGGTCGTGCTGCTAGAGGTAGCGTTCTGGGTCACAGTAACAGCTGATTGAGGCACCACGCCGACAATGCGGAAAGGAGCTGCACCAGTGTTAGGAGTGATGGTAGAAGTGCTAGTAGCCGAGGTGGAGATAGCCACGCCAGCCAAAGAGTCACCAGTGGTCGTAGAACCAGTGTTACCAGCTGCTGCACCAATGTACCAAACATTAGAACCAATATAGGCTTGGTTAATGTATTGGAGAGTGGTAGAGCCACCAGTACCAGCGGGGCTGTTCAGCACCACAGTTTGGAACACAGCTTGTGGATCATCAACGACATAACCAATCGCATCAGGGGCGCTTGTGGAAGCGTTCCAGAATTGATAACGGTTTTTACCGTAAATGGGACCGCCAGTTGTGGAGTACTCGCAACCAACGAAAACACCAATCGTACCGGCCACGGCGCTAGAAGCGTTGTAGGTCAATGTAGATTGGATCAAGTTACCGATGTTAGCACCAGTACCGATTTGAACAACGTCACCGTTGAACATGCTTGTGCTGTAACCGTTGACAATCGGGAACATGCGGGTAGAACCAGCAAATACACGACCACCAATCAAGTTAACAGGCTTTAGTCCGTAAGGACCTGCTACTGTAGGATAAGCCATAGAAATCTCCTAAATGTTAAGAACCTCTACCAAATGAAACCGTAGACTTCTTCTCTTGGAAAAGAGGCATACGAGAATCGCTCTGGCGCAAATAACTATTGTCCACTGCTTGTGCATTTTGCTCAGTCAGGTTCGCCTCATAATCAAACCGGGCTTGCACAAATTCTTTAGGAATCTTGCACAGCAATAAACCATCAACTTCAATGTTGTCTTTGAACCGACTGTTCGGATCAACCAACATTTTGAATTTCGGCTGCTCTTCAATCTTGACTGGTTCCCAACCTTCACGCAATTTGGCAGAAAGGTTTCTGGGGTCAGGATTGTTTAGCATCGAAACTCGAACCCAACGATATCCATAATCTGGATTCTTATCAGGCTCAGGTAACAACTCAGGTAGCGACCATGTTTTAGGGCGCAGATCTTGTTGTCGAGTTTCAATCTCACGTGGGTTACGATTACTTTCAGCCATTTTGGGACTCCGTTTTAACTAGTTCGTTGTAATACTGCTCTGGCGTAAGTTTGAATTTCTTAGCCAGTTCCAGCTGCCGTGTATTTAGGGTGATCTTTTTTGAAGACGTAGAACGGGTAGCTGGTGCAACCACCGTGGTCTTGCGAGTTGTAGCAGAAGGTTTGGCTTCTGTATCCCCAAATTTATCAGGGAATCGTTTCCGTACTTCAGTATCAATACTGCTCCAGTAATGGTCAGAGCCAACAGGGACTCCTTCCTTTTCTAGACGCTTATGGATACCCATAGCAAGGAAACTCATGTCTTCGTCTGTCCCGTACCACTTGTTTTTGTCAAGCCACGCTTGGGTTTTTGCGTCCAATCGTGCGGGTTGATTTGCGACTTGTTGCGTTTGTACCTGATTTGTTTGCGCTTGTAAAGCATTTTCATCAAACTGGGGTGTATATTTTTCCCAATCTCGTGATGCAAATTGAATCTTGGTCAGGTTTTCTTGTGCTTCTACTAACCGATCAGCATCGCCAGAGTCATAAGCCTCCTTATATTCTCGACGTGCTTTCTCTAAATCAGAAGCTAGTTTCTCTTTAGCCGTTGATACAAATACCTTCTCGCCTTCTGATAGACGGCCTTTAAGGTTTTTGTTTTCATTGATGATGGCATTGGCTACACGAATAGCTTCTTCGTTCTCACGAATGGCTGCTTCCTTGGCCCTGCGCTCATCATGAATCAACTTCTTCATTTGCAGCAAACGCTGCTTGGCTTCTTTAGAGTAAGACTCTAAGTCATCGTTATCAATATCATCAACGATTTCTTTAGGCAAAGGCGTTGCATTACGCCGATCTTCCTCTGGAGTATCGTCAACAATCTCAATCTCTACTTCGTCTTCATCGACCCCTTTATCAAGGAATCCAAAGTCTGGTTTGTCAAAATCTCCGGACATGATGTTCTCCTTATGCTCGTGTAATACCACGAGGATCTTCAACAACCGCCTCTACCGAGTCGTCATTGATAATCCGGAACTCACGGCCATGAATCTTCAGTCGTGTACCCGTGTTTGGACGGGCCAAAATAAAATCGCCCTCTTTGCACCAAGGGCCAGTTGGGAAACGCTTTTCGTCTTTGTAGCAGTCCGGTCCCATCTTGATAACAAAAAACACAGTAGAGAGAATCTCTTCCATGTTCAATGATGAGGCTGCTTTGAGAATACCGCTCTCGCCGTACTCTTTCTCGGCATCAGGGATGCCTACTAACATGTGATATCCGCTAGGAACTGGCAACTGTTTTGCTTTTTCCTCTGCTGTTTGAGGCAGGGTAGTTACGTTGTTTACATCATCGGGGTTTGAGCCGATTAAAAGTTCACTCATCAAAATGCTCCAATCTAGAACGCAGGTCACTTATTTCTAAACGTAAGGTGAGCAGACCCTTAATCTCACCACACATCCTTTGGTAGTCGGCGTAGTCTTTGGCTTCGCCTATCCCCAGAGCCTCTTCAAGAATCTTCACTTTGTCATCCATCTTTTTGAGTAGATGATCTAAGATCTTTTCTTTCATTTAGTTTCCTTCTTTTCAGGTTTGTTTTGAGCCTGCTTCATTTGCTGCTCTTGTTTGTACAGATCAGCCGTTACACGTAACTTATCAGACTGGCGCTGTTGGTTTTGCATAGCCTTGGCTTGGCCGATTTGGTGGCCCATACGCAAACCTTCTAGCTGTTGTTTGGCAAGCAAAGTTTCTTTGTCGGTCTTTACCTTTGCCCCAATTTGCATACCTGCAATCTCTTTTTGAGACGCAATACGCAACTTTTCGACCTCGATCTGGTCTGCTTTTGCAGTCGCTTCGATCTGCATCATCTTTTGTTTGATATCGATCTCTTGCGCTTTGAGCTGCAATTCCTTCATCTGCATCTGGACAATTGGGTCCTGAGCCGCTTGTTGCGCTTGTTGTGCAGCCACTGCCGTGCGGTTTTGCTGCAACAGGTTCTGTGCCGCTGGTACAGCCATACGTGCAATGTACATTTCCTGTTCTGGCTTGAGATCCACTGTTTCGTCTGGATCGTCCGAGTAAGGAATTTGTATGCCCATCTGTTCTTGCATTTGGCGCATGTATTCCATGCCAACGTGTTCAACAATGTGGGCCTGCAACGCCTGCATAATTTGCGGGGCTTGTGGGTTTTGACCAATAATCTGTTTGATCTTTGGATCTTGCAGCGCCGCCGTATGAATTTGAATGTGCGCTTGGTGGTCCTGATACATGAACGCCTTCAGCGGCGTGTTCTTCAACACATTCATGTTCTCTGTCACCGGGTCCGTAGGCTTCATATCATCAGGAAGCGGAACCAGCTTCTCTGCGTTCTTGATCCCGATCACTTCCAGCATCTGGCGGTGCAGGTAAGGCAGGTTATACAGCTGCGGGGCCGTCTGTGATAACTGCAATACCGCTTGATACTGCACCACCTTTTGAGACATAGTGGCCGCATTAGGATCGCTCACTGGGATGATATTTACCATCTCATAGTCAGACTTACGTGCCTTGCGGTTTCCTACCACCGGCTCATAAGAATAATTTTCCGGCGCATAGTCAGCAATGATCTTCTTCAAAATCCGGAACTCTTGCTTCATTGAATTGTGAATACGTGCCTGAATAGCACTCATCACCTTTAATGTGCGCTCCAAAATAGCCAGCGTAGTCCCCACAGGAGACTGGCTCGACATGTCAGATGCCTTCAAATCCCCACTAGAGGCAAAGCGGCGACCCTCATCCACAATCTGATTCAACAAAGCCATCAGCGTTTGGCTGGGTTCTTTGTAAGGCAACGGCATGATGTTGTCTTTCATCGAGCCGCTCGGCACATCCACATCCCTGAACTCGCCCGGAGCAATAGGCGTATCGTCACCCTTCACCCGCAAACCACGGGTCTTAAACCCACCGGGTAAGTTAGCCAGCGAACCAGCGTCCACCAGCTGTCTCAAAATAGATGTGCCCGACTTGGCAAATGCACCAATCAAGTGAATCAAACCAAAATGGTAAAAGCCAAAACCTGGGATGTAGCCATAGTGCACAAAGTGCTGGCGTTTTTGGTGCGTCTTATCATCCGGCTCCCAGTTACGGCGAATAGCCAACACCGCACCATTAGACTTCTCAATCGTCACCACATATGGCAACATGATTCCCGTTGGTTCACCATTCTCATCCGTATGCTCAAAGCCGGGTAGATCCAAATGAACGTGCATCTCCAAGATTTTGAACCGATCATCCGTAGTCGCCCTGAACCCCAGCTTCTCGGCAATCCGTTTTTCAATCTCATCTAATGTGTTATCAGGTGTACCCAGATCTACATCACGGTAAAACCCCGCATACTGCAGCCGCTTCAGCTCATTCTCAGTCTTACGCATCACATGAGTAATACGCTCTGCCTGCTCCAATGACGATGATCCATAAGGAACAACCAAGTCCTCCGCAGGAATGTACATTGACACCTGACGGTCTAATGCCGCATCTACATAGATCTTCTTAAACCCATTACCCGATAAACCCACACCCCACAACATGCGCTCATGCTCTGGGCGGTACTCCTGCATCACATCCACGATCTCATGGTTCATGTCGTCAACAACACGCTCCATCGCATCTTTCTTCTCTGGCGTCTCTTTACCAACAATCTCGCCCTTCACAGGACCAGAAGCCGGAAAAGTTTCCATGATCGTCTCAGATTGAAACTTAATCACCGCCTCGGCCAGCACTGGGTGATACACACCACATGCACCCTCCCACGGCTCTGTACGCTCTTCAATCTTCAAACCCAGTAGCTCTAACCCATCCACATAAGTCTGAATCCAATCCTTACGTGAATCTAAGTCCGTCTGGAACTCACCTTGCAATTCACCACCAATTTGCAGCAGCACACTCTCAGGCAACATCTCAGCCAGATTTGCATTAAAGTCATCTTCCACAGGCGGCATAATGTCTATGCCATTAATCTTCACATCATCAGGATTAACAATCTCAATCTCTAAAGGCTCAGATTGAATAGCCGCTAAACCCTGCGGCGCTTGATACATCGCTTTATCAATAGACATAATCTTCCTTAGTAATATGCTTTCTTGCGCCTAAACTCCATAGGCTCATCTGGCTCGTCACTCGGCAAACTAATAAACCCACCACGCCTAAACCGTAGCAACGCCTGTGTCGTCGAGTCCACCAAGTCATCATGGTCAGAGTTAGGAAAAGACGCTAACTCCTCCACCACCTCTTCAGCCCAGCGTTTTCTCGGTGCCCACACTTTACCACTTGCAAACAAATCTGACACGCTATTCACCCGAGAAATCTTATCGTTCCCACGTGTAGGCGTAAACTCCTGCACCGGAATCCCCATCCTTCTCAACTCAAATATCAGCGGCGCACCTGACGCCTTCGCCTCAACAATAAACGAATCCGGTTGCCACTCCCTATACATATCAAACGCCCTTTGCTTTAGCGTAGGAAACTCCATCCGCTCCTTAAAAGCATCCAGCAAAATAATATTAGGATCTTCCTGATTCTCATGTAAATAAAAAATACCCCAAGTCGTACACGCCGAATAGTCAGCCCTCTCCGACTTCGTAAACGCCGTATCCCAAGACTGAATCAAATACGTACACGGCGGTGGACTCGGCTGATCCCACACCCGCCACCACTCCCGCTTCACCAGCGCACCCTCTTCACTCGTAGGATCCTGCTGGTACTGCGCCTGCCACTTAGACAGCGGCAACTCAATACGCAACTTATTTAATTCGTCATAGCTCCAGAACTCCGGCCACAACGGTTTTTCATTCCTCTTAATCGCCGGTAAGCTAATAATCTCCCACTCATCCCCATCCCGGTCCACCATCGCCTGACAAATCTTCCCCGTCAGATCCCTCTTGGACCAGCGAGTATTGTGGCTTACAACCCCGTTGGCAATGAAGTTTTCAGTCTTGTCAATCTCAACATCAAAGACTTCTTCTTTTCCATCAGGGGTTATCGAGACTATCTGATCTACTGTGAAGTCTGAGATACGATGCAGCTCGTTCAAGTACGCTTGGCGTCTTTCCATAACCGACGGTAAGGTTGCAGTCGTTACAGAGCAATCCTCTGACGACTCCCGTGTCGTGGCAATGGTCGATGCATAACTTTGCATTCCAATGCGCTTTTGTGTTTTTTGAAGAAGGTTCCTCACCGCACACATCACACTTGTTGTTGCGTTCAGCAACCATGACTTCGTATTGTTCAGCAGTAATGCCGTATCGGTGTTTGATACGTCTTGCTCGGTTTTTTTCTGGAGTTGCTGGCGGCAAGTATTTTTTTCTGTAGCAATTGCTACAAAGTCCTTTTGCGCTGATTGGTTTTCCGCACTCGCAATTTTTTCCAACCCACATCCCATGACTTCCAATGGGTTTACGTGGGGCGTCTGGGTTTTTTCTGTGGTAGCTGTCACTGGCTTGGCATGGCGCACATTTTCCAGGCTTTGTTCTTGCCCTTGAGGGTCTGCTGCACCCTTCAACGATACAAGTAAATCGCCCACACGCAACTGATTCAGTCTTGTCCATTCCAGCACCCCTTCGTTCATTACAAGAAACGGATGTCTCTCGTTTGCACGAAGCATTATGCCAGATTGTGTTTGTATCTTGTATATGGAATCAATACCACTTGACCGCCAATTATTGACCTTGCTTTTTGACAATTTGCCGTTATCAAAGGTGGCAACATGATCTCCAACCTTGATATCTTTAAGTTGTTGTGTTGTCCCGTCCGCCATCAATACATTCGTATCTCCGGTCATGCACATCACCACCACAATCGACCCGCCCGGCTGCAACCGCTGACGTGGCCCAGACGTGTACCACTCATACACCTTATCAAACACCGATGGATCACTAGCAGCTAACGCCGCCTCTTGTTCCGAGTGCGGGTCATCAATGATCAAAAGATCCGCGCCCTTACCCGTCACCGTACCGCCAACACCAATAGCGAAATACTCACCGTTACTATTCGTACTCCAGCGCCCCGCCGCCTTCGAGTCTGACCGCAGCGCCACATTCGGAAACACCTTCGAGTACCGCTCCCCATCCACCAAGTTACGCACCTTACGCCCAAACCCAACCGCCAACTCAGCCGTGTTAGAACACTGAATGATCTTCTTATTAGGAAACTTCCCCAGATACCAAGCCGGAAGCAGATAAGAAGCAAACTCCGACTTCGTGTGTCGTGGCGGCATATTAATAATCAACCGCTTTATCTTCCCTTCCGCTATCTCCTCAAACTTGCTTGCCATCAACGCATGGTGCGCCCCATGAATAAACCCCGGCC